GTTGCGCTCAAACACTACAAGGAATGGGAGCCTGATGCGTTCATTGTGGAGAAGAAGTCTGCTGGCGCACCACTGATACAAGAGTTTCGGGCGATGGGCATACCTGCGTGGGAGACAAACCCTAGTCGTGGCAATGACAAGATGGTACGATTGAATGCGATTGCAGACCTTTTTGCATCAGGCATGGTATGGGCGCCAGATACACGTTGGGCGCGTGAGGTGATCGAGGAAGTTGCGGCGTTCCCAGTTGGTGAGCATGATGACTTCGTAGATACTACGTCCCAAGCCCTGATGCGGTTCAGACAAGGCGGGTTCATATCGCTCGACAGCGATGAGAAAGACGAGCCAATAATTTTTAAACGTAGGCAGCACGCTTACTACTGAGGACCAACATGGCAACCAATATCGACAAATCACTGTATCAACAGCCGCAAGGTATCGAGGACTTGGCGCAGGAACAACCGGACGAGATTGAAATCGAGATTGTCGACCCCGAAGAAGTCAACATCCGCGCAGGTGACTTAGAGATAAGCATCGAGCCGGGCGAAGATGACGGCGATGACTTCAACGCTAACTTGGCGGACGAGATGGACGATAGCGCAAAAGAGTCGTTTGCAGGGGACTTGGTTGAAGATATTGAGAACGACAAAAACTCGCGCAAGGACTGGGAGAAAGCGTATACACAGGGACTAAAGTTACTTGGCCTCCAGTACGAAGAGCGAACAGAGCCTTGGAACGGCGCGTCGGGCGTGTTCCATCCCATGATTACAGAAGCGGTGGTGCGCTTCCAGAGCGAGACGATTACGGAGATGTTCCCTGCGCAGGGACCTGTACGCACCAAAATACTTGGTAAAGAAACTCCACAGAAGAAAGAAGCTGCACAACGTGTCGAGGAAGACATGAACTACCAGTTGACGGAGGTCATGAAGGAGTTCCGTCCAGAACAAGAACGTATGTTGTGGAGTCTGCCTGCTACAGGTTCCGCGTTTAAGAAGGTGTACGAAGACCCCAACATCGGGCGTCAAGTATCTATGTTTGTGCCAGCAGAAGACATCATCCTGCCATACGGTGCGACGGACATGGACACCTGTTATCGCGTGACGCACGTCATGCGTAAGACCAAGAACGAGATTCTTAAACTCCAGCAAGCAGGGTTTTACTGCGACATGGAGTTGCCAGACCCAATGAAAGCGTCGCAAGACGACATCAAGAAAGCCAAAGACAAAGAGACTGGGTTTTCTGACCTAAACGACGAGCGTTATGTTCTATACGAGTGCCATGTGGATTTGGATTTAGAAGGCTTTGAAGACAAAGACGATGACGGCGAAGAAACCGGCATAGCATTACCATACGTAGTTACCCTAATAAAAGGCTCAAACGACATCCTGTCAATACGCCGCAACTGGAAGGAAGATGATGAGTACAGACTCAAGCGCCAGCACTTCGTCCACTACCAGTACATCCCCGGCTTTGGAGCCTACGGCTTCGGGCTCTTCCATCTCATCGGTGGATTTGCTAAATCAGCAACGAGCATCATGCGCCAGTTGGTTGACGCTGGCACTTTATCGAACCTCCCCGGAGGACTTAAATCGCGTGGTCTGCGAATCAAGGGAGATGACACCCCAATCGCCCCCGGTGAGTTCCGTGACGTAGACATTGGCTCAGGCGCACTGCGGGAGAACATTCTCCCCCTGCCATACAAAGAACCAAGTGCAGTTCTGGCTGCACTACTTGACAAGATCGTAGAAGAAGGGCGTCGTTTTGCGGCTACTGCGGACATGAATGTGTCCGATATGTCTGCGCAAGCACCTGTGGGTACAACGCTGGCTCTGTTGGAGCGCCAGCTAAAGGTGATGACGGCGGTACAAGCGCGTCTGCACTACTCATTCAAACAAGAGTTGGGTTTATTGGCGGTCATCATCCGTGACAACGCCGACCCAGAGTACAACTTTGACCCCGATAAAGGCAACCGTTCTGCTCGCCAAGAAGACTACAAGAACGTAGATATTATTCCTGTGAGCGACCCAAATGCTGCGACTATGTCCCAGCGTGTTGTCCAGTATCAAGCGGTTATTCAGATGGCGCAGATGGCTCCAGAGATTTATGACTTGCCACAATTGCACCGCAGGATGCTAGAAGTTCTTGGCATTAAAAGTCCAGACAAGTTAATCCCTCTGCCAGACGACGAGAAGCCCAAAGACCCCGTGTCCGAGAACATGGCGATGTTGCGTTCGGAGCCGATGAAAGCGTTCATGCACCAAGACCACGACGCGCATATCAAGGTGCACATGTCGATGATCAATGACCCGTTGGTACAACAGTTGGTGGGACAAAACCCCAAGGCTCCACAGATGCAAGCATCCATGATGGCGCACGTCTCAGAGCACGTTGGTTACATGTATCGTCAAAAGATCGAGCAACAGTTGGGCATGCCTCTGCCTCCAGAAGACGAGAAGTTACCGCCAGAGATCGAGTTGGCGCTGTCGGGCATGATGGCTCAGGCCGCACAACAAGTGCTCCAGCAAAGCCAAGGCCAAGCCGCACAGATGCAAGCCCAGCAACAAGCCCAAGACCCAGTGCTACAGATGCAACAACAAGAGTTGGCTATCAAGCAAGGCGAGTTGCAGATCAAGAAGCAAAAAATCATCATGGATGCAGCAGCGCAGAAGGACAGGCTTGAGCTAGATCAAAAGAAAATAATGATTGACGCCGCCGACAAAGCGGATCGTGCTACACAGGCACTCAACAACCCAAAAGGAAACATTTAACAAATGATTGAAGACTTCGCACGCGTATTGCGCGAAAAAATACGCACCGATATGAACAACTACGCAGATGACCTAGCCGCAGGTTCCTGCCAGACGTTCGACCAATATCAAAAACTCTGTGGGGTGATTCATGGTCTAGCCATCGCAGAGGGTTATCTACTCGACCTTGCAAAGAAAGTTGACGAATCAGATGAGTGAAATACTCCTGCCCCCCTCCATCCAACAATTGGATGCTCCCGACTCAGAGGAAGCAAAAGCCTCTGCATTACCAATCCCGACAGGCTACAAAATCCTGTGCATCGTCCCTCCCGTGGACGAGAAGTTAGCGGGGACCTCACTCGATTTAATTCGAGATGCAACGACTTTGCGCCAAGAAGAACACGCCACTACGGTGTTGTTTGTCATGCGTGTAGGGTCAGATGCGTACAAAGATAAAACCAAGTTCCCCTCGGGCGCGTGGTGCAAAGAAGGTGACTTCGTCTTAGTACGTACGTACTCCGGTACGCGATTCAAGATATTTGGAAAAGAGTTCCGCGTCATCAACGATGACATGGTGGAATGTGTTGTGCAAGACCCTCGCGGTGTAACCCGCGCTTAAAGGAGTAGATATGGCTGGAGAACAATTTAGGTTCCCTGACGAGATTGAGGATAAAACAATAGACATTGAAGTCGTTACTCCTGACGACGAAGAGGTTGAAATCTCAATCATCGACGACACCCCCGAACAAGACCGTGGTCGTAGACCACTGGACAGGGAGGTTGAAGACCCTACGGACGAAGAGATTGAGCAGTACACCCAAGGTGCGCAAAAGCGTATTAAGGAGTTAACACACGCTCGTCACGACGAACGCAGAGCCAAAGAAGCTACTTTGCGGGAAAAGCAAGAACTCGAGACTCTTACACAACGCCTGTTGGACGAAAATAAGAAGTTGCGTCAAAACGTCAGTACTGGCACCGAACAGTTTACGCAGATGGCTAAAACCGCTGCTGAAGCTGAGTTGGACAAAGCACGCCGTGAGTACAAGGTAGCACAGGAGGCTTTTGACTCCGATGCCATCCTTGCCGCACAGGAAGCGTTGCTAGATGCCAAGATGAAATTGGAAAGTGCGAAAAATTTTCGTCCAACCCCTTTACAAGATGAAAATTCTGATGTACAAACGGGTTATCGAGAACCCCAACGTACTCAACCGGACGAAAAAACCTTGCGCTGGCAAGCAAAAAACCAGTGGTTCGGTGCAGATGGGTTCGAAGAAGTTACCAGCTACTCACTAGGGCTGCATCAAAAACTAGTCAATTCGGGTATGGACCCGCGATCTGATGAATATTTCGAGCAAATTGATGCTCGCGTGAAGTCGAAGTTCCCTGAAGTTTTCGGTGGTAACGAAGACAGGCCAAGGTCCGGTGAATCTCCGAAGAAACCTGCCTCTGTGGTTGCGCCTGCGACTCGTTCGACAGGTAAAAGAAAGATTGAGTTAACGAAAACCCAGTTGGCGTTAGCACAAAAATTCAAATTAACCCCTAAGCAGTATGCTGAACAAGTATTGAAATTGGAGAATCAAAATGGCTGAAAACCGTACCCCTCGTGACACATTGACACGCGAAAAAACCGCTCGAATGGTTTATAGACCTTCGAGTTCATTGCCAGAACCAACGCCTGTACCCGGCTATACGTTTCGCTGGATTGCGACACATATAAACGGACAAGCGCTCCCAACTAACGTATCAAAAATGATGCGTGACCATTGGGAACCGGTAAAAGCAGTGGATCATCCGGAATTGATGCTAGAAGGTAATGCTGCTACAGGCAACGTCGAAATAGGTGGGCTCATGCTCTGCAAGAACCTTACTGAACGCGTCACTGCCATGAAAGAGTATTACGATGAGCAAGCACAAAACCAGATGACTTCGGTAGACAATAACTTCATGCGAAATAGTGACCCGCGTATGCCCCTTTTTGCTGAGCACAAGTCAACAACAAGTAGAGGTAGCGGGTTTGGTTCTGGTTCTAAGTAATTTTTAAAGGAGTCTTAAATGGCTTATCCCGCTGTCAACGCGCCTTACGGGCT